GAAGCCTCACCAGAACTTCCGTTGCTACTTGTAACACTAGAAGTATTCCATACGCCAGTACCACTTGAAGCTTTATAGAAAGTTGCACAGACATGTGTTGTACTTTGGCACTGGTCTGAGCCATTTACATAAAGATAGTCCCATCCACTGTTTGCAATACCTGTAGTATTATTACAGAAGGCATAAATGTAATCTGGCGCTGTGTTATAGTTACAATAAATCTTGACACCTTTATGACGTGAGCAGAATCTGACGTTACATATACAAGTGTTATCATCAAAAACTATTGAAGTTGAGTGAGTATGTCCTAAAGATGGGAATATAAAGTCACTGCAACTTACAGTAGTGTCTGAAGTGACATATGATAAAAGCTTGTAGCAGTTAGTGCTTGATGGAGTTGTTACGCTGCATCCATAAGAACTATAAGTACCCCTCGCGCCGAGTGTTAGAGTTCCAGCTGCTTTATCACAGTTAGCTAAATATCCAGCACAACATTTTGTCAATATAGTTCCACTTACTTGGCTACACTGAGTTGGTACTACAAAGTTTACGAATTTTGTACCCTTTGCTGGAGCCATAGTATAGTAAGTAGTAGAACCAGAAGTGACTACAATCTTGTTTGGTGAAGTAGCCCAAGCAGCACAAGTAGTAAGGCCACCATAGTATGTTGTGCTTCCACATGTTACTACTAAAGATGGTGTTGTTTTTCTACAACATGTCAATCCCACTGTAGTTGTAGTAGAACTGTTTGTTATGTATAAGTTTGGCATTATTCTTTTCCTCTATTTATCCTATATAAATACAATATGATCCTAATCTGAATCCACCGTTAGCATTTCTTACAGCTAATGTCTGAGCTACACAAGCGGTATATGCACAGAATACATTAGTAGACGGATTATAAGTAGGATATGCTTCACCAGAATCTATGTAAAGTGACAAGTTCAGATTAGAAGTTCCAGTAGTACTAGCAAACGGTATCTTGTAGAATGAATTACTACTTGATGTGCTAACTCTAACCTTGTTTGCATAAGCTACACATTCTCTATTGTTTCCATAACAATATGCAAATGTAGACGTTTCTGGTACAACTGCCTGAGCACAAGCTGCAGCAAAAGAACAAGCTGCGTTTCTACAACATGTTGCTATTGTATTTGCATATGTACAAGCTGCGTTTCTACAACATGTTGCTATTGTATTTGCATAAGTACAAGCAGCAGTTTTACACTGAGCTCCTACGGTAGATACATAAGTACAGGTAGGAAGCTGAACGCCACTACTGTCAAGAAACTTGTTAGCATAAATACAATCTGTCTGGAACCAAGTGCTACTAGTGTTAGTTTGCCAACATAAACCTGCGCCCGAATGAACTGAATCATACTGACTATACTGTAAGCATCCACACTGTTTATCTGTAGAAGCAAATACAACTTTTGGATTTAGCTTTGTACAAGCTCCAGCCATACAACAAGAACCAGTTCCTATAAGGCATATAGCAGCACCATTAGTACTACCCATTGTCATTACATTACAAGTTGGACAGAATTGGAAATTAGCACTACATCCAACTGTGATGTTATTAGTAGGATTACCAAGATAAATATATCTTGTACTTGGTGCAGTATATTCTGTAAGAATTACTTTTCTCGCTAAATCAGCACATGCTACACAGTTATAACTTTCTCCGTAGCAGTTAGCTTTTGTAGAAGTAGCTGCATTCTTACAAGCTGTTCCAATATCGTGACCACAGGATACTGCAAAAGCGCAAGCGCATCTTGATTCATAAATTGCAGTTGTTTCAGCACATAGTCTACATCGCGTACCAATATATTCCGCATAATCGCAAGCTGCGTTTTTACAAGCTTTTCCTATTATGTGTCCACACCATATAGCACTTCCGTAAGCTGCCATTTTACAACATGTTCCAATACAACTTGCATAAGTACATGCTCGTACCTTGCAGCATGTTCCAATAATCTCTGCATAATCACAAGCTGCACTTTTACAAGAAGTACCTATAAGATGTCCACAAGATACTGCATAATCACAAGCTGCTGTTTTACAAGCTGTTCCGATACAATTTACATAGGCACAAGTAACTATTGCGTCACCACCATCTTTTGCACATTTGTTTGTTGCATCCCATACAAGTACATGTTCATCAGTTATGTCACCAGCTTCACTTCTTGTAAGAACTGGCTGACAATTAGTTTCATCACCAATTCTCAAAGTACCGTCTGTACCTAACTGTATTATACCATTATTTGTGCCATCATATTTCAATACTTTTATCTGAGCTTCACCAGCATAATCTGCACCTTCACGCATTGTTATTGTGTCAGAGCAAGTATAAACATTTTCTGCATGTGTACAATAAGCGTCTCCACACTGATAAATGTTGTTATAGATATAAACTGGCCCATTGAACTTTGCACATTGGTCTACAGATAATCTATAAGTAATTATGTTATCTGAACAAGAAGTTATAGTTATTGCTTTGCAAGCAGTTAGAGTACTATCTACATTTGCACACTTTACATTGAGACAGCCCCCATAGAAATTACATGCACAATTACAAATTGAATAAACTGTATTATCGTCTATACATACATTGCATCCATTTGCTAAGCATCCATTACAATATGCTACTACTTTCTGAGGTGTATTGCCTATGCCTTCTGCTACCTGAATCCAGTTATAATGAATACAATCTGCTGAAATACAGCCTGCAGTTATATTGTTAGCATACAAATCATCTGTATACAAGCAGTCAGTTATGTATGTACACGGTGAAGCAATACATACATTTCTTGCGCAAATGTCAACTTCTATAGGGTTATCACTTCTAAGAGCATTTCCTACATAAAGATTTTCTATTGAAAGGCAGTCAAGTGACTCACTACAAGTAATCTCTAAATTTGAAGCTTGTAATTTTCCGAGTATAGTAAGGCCTTGGTTAGTAAACTCTTTATCTTGATATATAAGTACGTCTCCGCGTAATACGCCAGAGTCTTGCATAACGTAAGTATAGTTATTAGAGGGAGTAGTTCCTGTATTATCAACAAGAGTAATAACTGGCGCTGTTCCAGCCGTGTCATAAGTATAATAAACTTCACCATCCCAGTCTACTGCTACAGTAACTGCCTCACCATCATTAGAAATGAACTTCAAGTATTCTAATGACTCATCTTCCCAAATGAACTCTCTACCACCAACTATAGTTACTTTCCATTCATCAGTATAGAATTGAACTGTACCAGTGAAAAGTGGAATTCTGATTTCTTTCCAAACTGAGCTCGTTGTGTCAATTGTACCTGTTCCTGTAATACCACCAGAAGTTTCTAATTTTGGCACTGATAAGCATGTAGAGCTAATCTTTGAAGTTGCTATTTCATCTGAAGTAAAGCATGAAGTTGATAAATTTCCAATACAAGCATTTTCTATAACTGCATCTTCTGCTTCAATAGTATCTGTGTCAACACATGTTGCAGAAATATTAGATGAGTCTATATTTGTACTTTCTAATGTAGTAACTTCTGCTGTAGTTGTCTCTATAGAAGAAGCCGTTATATTTCCAGATGACTCAATTTCATCAACTAAAAGCTTATCAACTGTTGCTTGTCCCTCAACTGTAAGTGAGCTTAGTCCAGTAAGGTTATTAGCTGATATGCTTGATATGTTCAAGTTATCTGCAGTAATATTTTCAGCTTCAACACATTCTGTTTCTAATTTACACGTAGCACAAACATTATTTGCTGTAATAGAATCTGAATTTATACCACATGAAACTAAGCCATTTATAAAAGCAGTTGACGCTGATATATCATTTGCGTCAATATTACCATTGTCACAATCTATATATGTTGATAACTTTTGCAAAGACTGACAATTTTCATCAGACTGGCATTTTACTTCATTATAACATTCAAATAATTCTGTGACATCTTCACATAAGCAAGATATAGTTTTGTTATATGATGAACAATAAGATCCAGTACTATTTACTAAGTTGTTTAGCATGAGTTATGTTTCTCCTTTATAAATTATTAGTTATTCGGAGAGAACTACAGTACATGCTACTACAGATGGAACTTTAGGTGTATTGATGTATGCATATACAGAACCTTCTTTTGCATAAAACATAACCTCACCACTACTGTCGCCATAGCTGGATACAAAGCCCTCTACGTTTTTTATAATTTGATATGATTTTCCAACTTCAAAATCTACTATTTCTAGCTGAAATGACATTTGGTTTACTTTATTATAGTATCTAGAAAAGAATTTATGGGTATAATCTACCAAAGGTGCTCCCTTAGAATATACTAAGGGAGCCTTTGTATTCTCTTTCTGATACACTTTTCTCTGAAATCTGTTATATTCTGAGCGAAGTATACTATTTACTTCTTTTTGTTGTTCTTCAGTCAAATGAGAAAGATTATCTAAGAAAACTTTTGTTACTACAACATTATTATTTGTATTCATAGTTCTTCATTTCAGGCCTTCTAATAAGCCATTCTAAGTCTTCATCGGATAAATCGGGTAAGTTTATACCACTGAGTGAATCTTGTTTGCTTCCTTCTGAAGTAACTTCTTCAAGCTCATCAATAGAACGTTTCTTTTTCTCATCAAAGTCTTCTTCATTTACTTCTGAGCTATTTGTCTTTATTTGCTCAAGACTTTTGAGATCTTCCTCATCTACAAACTCTTTTACTTCCTTATTCAAGCTATTTACTTGCATAAGTTCATATACGCCATCAGCTATAAGTGCCGCTTCCCCTGTTACTATACCAAATACCAAGTTTGTGACGCCTTCTGATACGTGTTTTATATCTTGTCCAGTTCCTCTTGTTGCTGAGTTGTATATATCTTCTTTTACGGTAGCTGGCATTGCTTTTTGGTCAGTACCAGCTTTTATAGATTCCAAGCGTTCCTGATTATCCTTATTTCTTTCCCACTCAGTTGTTTCCTGTAAGAGTCTTTCACCTGACTTATAAGCTGCATATAAGCTTGATACACCAACTACAATTGGGTTGAAGCCAGATAATGCATTCGCGGCCACTACACCAGCTGTTGCAAGTGTATCTTTTATTGCGCGTCCTACTGTACTCTTGTTGTCTATTGACTGTGCCATAAGAGATGACATTACTGCGCCCTTGAAGTTATCCGATAATTCTGAAGTTCTTCCTAAAGACTGTTCAGCAATACCTCTAAGCTGCATTACGCCTTTATCAGTTTCTTTTTCTTTACTTCCAACGCCCATTGTATATAATACTTTTTGTCCGAAAGACATCTTATCTGAATTATATGCTGTGGTGAGACGGTCAATTATATTCTCTTTGGAATTATCTGCTGTTATACCACGATCATATAGCTGAGTATTTATAAAATAGGTTCCTGCTACTGCTCCTACATAATCGTTTACTGCTGTGTTGAAGTTAGTAAAGTTTTCATTGGCATATGGTGCGAGTGCAGCTTTTGCTTCATCAAGTACCTTTGCAAGCTCACCCGCTTTTCCTACAGGGTCCTCATCAGCTCTTTTCATTGCTTCTTCTATTTGAGGCGTATAAGTGTTATACCAATTAGTTGCAGCTTCTTTGTCCGCTGGATTAGTAAACTGATTCATTGTTTTTTCGAGAGCACCCGTTGTATTTATAAGCTCTTTATTTCCACCACCTTTTTCTGAAACAATAGCGGTTGGATTACTACTTTCAACGGCTTTTTCCCATTCACCCGCAAGATGTTCTTCGTCAACCTTTGCATTTTCTAGATTAGTAATCTGTTCATTCTTTTCTGTAACGAACGCATCATATGCATTTATGGCTTCTTGAACTGTTGGAGAGTCTTTATTTAGCGCTTGTCCTGGAATCTCGTCAAGCGCATATGATAGGTTATGCATAAAAGCTTCAGGTGTATTTGGATAAATTGTGTATCCCAAATCTTTTCCATTTTCGTCTACAATAGTGATTGTATCATCAACACGCGCGTTGTTATGTAAAGTATATGTTTTTGTACTTCCATCTTCAAGATAAATTGTAGCTGTACCAATTTCACGTCCCGGTCCTATACCAACCATAGACTTTAGATTATCTTTTGATAGGTCGCCCTTAGGGTCTATTTCAATATCAACTTTGTGTCCTGATTCTGTTGTAATAGTTCCAGTTGGAATTGTTTTGCCACTATCACTTTTCATCATATTGTTCTTGTCATAGTATGCTAATCCTTGGAGTCCAGTTTCTTTTGACATTTCAGTATTGGCATAGAATTCACTCAGAGCTTTTGATGGGTCTTTTTCATAATATGACTTTACAAAATCTAAGTCTTTAGTAAGTTTCTCTTTTGTTTCATCTATCTGTTTCTGTGTAAGTGACTTGTCTATTCCTTCAACTCTCATCAATACATCTGATTTCTGTGATGAAGACATAGGTGGTAGTCTTGTTGCATCACGCTCAAGAGTAACTATTCTTTCTGGATTTGAAGTTTGTAAATTACTTTTTGCCAGAAGCTTTGCATCATCAATATAGCTCTGTTTTCTTGTGTCTGATGATTCTCTTGCTTTCTCACTTATGTCGTCTCTGTAAGCAGATATCCTACCAACTGCTTTTCCTATTGTGTTATCATATAATGATTTTGCCCCTTCAACTGCTTTTCCTAAGGTATTGTCATATAATGATTTTGCCTTTCCTAAGTATTCGTCTCTTGATGATTTTCTAGCTTCTTTGACAGCATCAAGTTGAGTCTGATGTATAAGTTTTCCATTTTCGTCTCTTTCATATAAACCTTCAAGATAAGAAGATTTTGGAACGCCAATTGAGGACATTTCTTCAGAGGCTTTCTTTCCATTTCTGTCGAGTCCAGTATATCTGTCATACATATCATCCCTAGACCGACCTATATTTTGCCACTGACTATCAACATTTCTCTTATTCCAGTCATCTTCCCATTCTCTGACCGATAAGTTTACTATTTCATCATGCTCATTTGTATAACTTATCGGCTTTTCTTCCTTAGATTCTGTTTTTTCATCTAATACTGACGTTTTATTACTTTCAACAGCTGGGGCAGATTTCGATGATTCTGTTGTAATAGACTCACTACTTTCTTCTGATTTACTACTGCCTTCGCTACTAATGATATCATTCAATGTGTCAATTTGTTCTTGAGTTGGATTATTGAAATATTCTGATTCTACTGATACTTCTGCCATATTATGTGTGCTCCTAATATACTAAAGGTTGTTGTTATTGATACTATTGATATAGTTCTCCATATCTTCAAATGTTTTTCTGATTTCTGATATTTGTCTTCTAATATCTTGTACTGTAACTGCTGATTCGCTGAGAATTTCTCTTGTTCTTGTAAGTCCATCTGCAATTGCTCTACTGTTGTCTCTGCTGTGTTCAAGTTCAGTTCTAACTGATCCAAGCTCTTGTCTAATTTTGTCCAATCGATATGTTTGAATACTAAGTCCTGTGCCTGTACAGACAAGCAGAAGTAACAGAGTAAGCTCAATAATATTACGAATTTTCTGCACATTATTGTCCTTGCCTATAAAGCTTTTTCATTCGATATAAATCACTAAATAAATCATTTACAAACTTATTCATCCATGCATGGAAATCGGGCGTTTTGAAATAATCGTCTTCCACATATTTCATCCAAGTACAATAGCAAAGCTCTTGTTTAGCCTTGATGTACGACTCATTATCAGTTAGGTTATTGAATATGATGGCTTTTTGTATTACATCTTCAACTTTGCCTATAATAAATCGAACTTTATACTTTTCTAAGCTCTTTGGTAGTGAACTTTCAATCGATTCACACTTTGCATTTGCATAATCAAATTGTGCCTGAATCAAGTCACGAGTCTGCTGTTCAGAAAGTCCTATCTGAACTCCATGAGTATTCATCTTCAAATAGCCTTTCTTTATCAAGTATATTACTACTGCAATTATTCCTACAATGAGAAGTAATATATATTTGTTATTTCCTAGCGCTGTTATCGTTTCCCACATACTATATATACCTATATTGTATTAGTTATCTGATTTACTAATTTATTATTATGAAAATATCAGGTATTTATAAAATTTCAAACAAAATTACAAATGACTGCTATATTGGAAGTAGCAAAGATATTGAGAAAAGATGGTATAAGCATACACGTCCTTCAGCATGGAAACAGTGTCCAAATAATCCATTATATCTTGACTTTCAGAAATATGGATTAGAAAGCTTTTTATTCGAGATTGTTGAAGAAACAGATAATCTAAAGGAAATGGAGCAATACTGGATTGAGCAGCTGAGTCCGAGCTACAACGACAGATATGCAAAAGGACATAATGAAGAAAGCTATAAAGAATACAGAAAGAAATGGACTAAAGAATATAGACAGACTGAAAAAGGAAAAGAGTCAGCTAGAAAAGCTACTAAAAAGTATGGGAACCAATTATGTTTCTATAATGGAGAGACCTTGAAAATATTTACGCTCGCTTGTAGATTTCAACGTCAAGGTATATCTCATCCAGTTCTAGAAGCAAAAAAGTATCTCATCAAATAAAAAAAGACTCCCAAAAGGGAGCCTTTATTATCTAAGCTATATTATTCTTAGTTGAAGCGAACAACACCACTTGAAGCGGTCTTCTCAAGTAAGAAGTTACCATAGACGTGGGCTGTGATTCGCATTTCTTCGCTATAGTCATTATTAGAAACATTATCAGCAATACTGAAGAGTTTCTTGATATTGAGCTGAGTAGAAGGATTATCACCAATACCCTGGTTACCAACTGCGTTGATTTCGTATTTACCAAGCTGATCATTACCAGTAGGATCAATAACTGCACCAACATTACCAATGTCGTAGAATGCTAAGTCCTCAGCATCATACATATAACCTGTATCATAAGGACAATAGAGGTCCATTGTTACATCAGTAAATGCGTCACCGAATGTGTTAGAAAGCTCAGAAACGCCGTTAGTGTATTTATTCTTGACATTACCAGAGTTGATTGCCTGCCACTGAGCAGCATTGATACCTAACTCTTTACCAATATCAGACCATTTCTGGTTGTTGATTATAACGTTAGTTTTAGAAGCTTGACCACCACCGAAACCTTTGACTAAACCAAGTAGTTCAGTAATAGCATTCATATCTTTCATTGTATCAGATGAGTCACCCGATACGAACTGACCTGCGAGCTCTTCCTCTGCAGTGCTTCTATCAATACCACGGAATTCAGTAGCAATGTAAGAAGTCCATCTTGTATCAGAACTATCACGATCACCATAAGAAGGAATCAAATCAGGAAGACCTTCTGGACCAATAGCTGTTGCATTTGCTGTATAAGCACCACCTGTACGAGCACCAAAGTATTCGATATAGTCACCTACATAAACTGTAAGAGTAGCACCAGATGAGTTGTTTACTGAAGCTGTTACAGAATCTTTAGTCTTTGAAACTACTTCGAAGTATGCACCATTACCAATAAGTGCACTACCAGGAACAGCTGAATTAGCTGCGCCAGCAGAAGCAAACTGGAATTTCTGTCCTCTCTGTAATTTGAGTGCTGTAGCCATTGGAAGGTTAGAAAGAACAACCTGCGTACCAGAAATAGTTACTGAAGTAGTTGTACTATCTAATTCTGTGCCATCAATTGCATAGCCTTCTTTCAATGAATCAACAACGCCATATTTACCACCGAAAAGGTAAACTGCTAAGGTTTTAGCAAGACGGTCGAATGTTGCTGACATTTTGTTGTCCATAATCTTCATATATGCACCAGTTGCTGAATCCGAAGTAAGGATTTCTGGCTGGTCAATAGTGAAGAATGAAGCAAGGTGACCCTGATTCATAGACCACTGAGCGTTCTGTGCACCAATTGTTGATGGAGTAGATACAATTGTACTGAAAGCTGCACCAACATCGCCACCGTTACCATACTGAGTAGCGTACTGTAATGATTCACCACCTTCCCAAGCAACTCTCTTCATTTTAGAAAGAGTTGGAGATGCTTGTACTTTGTTATTGGTGATACCTGGCTTATAAACTCTCTTCAAGAGAGAATACATATAACTGTTTGTTACTGGATTTACTGCCATAATTCTATTTATTCTCCTAAATATAATTTATTAGTTTCTAGAGTCCAACTGACTTAGCTATTTCATCAAGCTTTTCATCTGATGGTAACTCTACTTCTTCCTCTTTAGATTCTGAACTTTCTTCAGTATCTTCTTTAGAATCTTCTTTTGTTTCTTCCTTTTTTGGTTCATCAGCTACTTCAGGTTCTGTTGCTTCAGCAGCTTCTGCTGTTACTTCAACCTCAATAGGAATATTATATCTATAAGCAAGTTCCTTGATTTTCTCAGCAATCATTGTTGCTACATCAAGAGAACCATCTTTATAGCCATCTACTGTTTTTATCGCATCATAGAATTCACGAACTGTGTCATATTCTGGATTAGCACTTGCTCGTTTCATTCCTTCGTCGATTTTACCAATCTGCTCGCCATATTTACCCTTGAAATCGTCAAAAGCAAGATCATCATCATACTTGTCTTTAGCTTTTTTCAAGCCACCGATAAGTTGATTATTTACTTTATCTTCAAGGTCTAAAATACGGGCTTCAAGCTCTGCAAATCTTTCGTCTTCCATATTCTCTTATTGTCCTTTATAATTATTATATCTTTCTCTAAAAGAAGTATAACCTATTTGATTAGACGTATTCTTTATTATTAGTCTAACGGTCCCTCTTTCCAGAATAATTTCCTTTCCATCAGGCGCATTATTTATGATCTTCTGAAGAAATTCTTCATTTAGGTCTTGCTCAAAGAGCTTGCGCCTCATTCGGGCTTCCTCCAAGTCCTCCTTGGCTAATTCCTTCGCTCTCCGTATCAGCTGCATTAGGTATCGTAGCACCTTCATTATCTCCTATCAAATTATTAGTTGGCTGTAATGCTGGTAATAAACTTTGTGCTGTCATACCCCCAGTGCTTGTCATAGAACCAGTCATTGAAGGTGAATTTTCTAACATACCAAATTTATCAAGCATTATATCTTCAAGCGTGCCTAATCTGGCTAAGGCTACTCTAACATCCTTATCAGACTTATTATCTGATAACTGACTAAATAGCTTATTCTGTTGAATAGCAATTTCTTTCGCTAAAACTTCAGGATCAATAAAGTCAGGTATTGCATATGTTCCTTCTTCTATAGCGTTTTCTATTACTTTATCAACACCTAACCGAATAGAGCGAGCATCATCATACGCATCAATCAAATCTGGATTATCAATGTAGTCAGCAAGTTTAGTAATATCAATAAGACCAACTTGTGACATCTGCTGTATCTGCAGAGAAGCAGTAGAAGCATCTCTTGAAACTCTTGGAACTAGTGTGAATTTTACTCTGAAAAGATTAGATTCTTTCTTCAAATCTTTCCAAGTATAAGATGCCTGTTCCATAGTAGATGGAAGAATATATTCATCATCTGGCATTATAGTAATCAATATGTTAGTCAAGTCTTCATACGTCCTAATATAAGAACGTAATTGTACCTCAAATCTATCACTCTGAACATCTTCCATAGTCTGCAACATTACGCCAGACTTTATATTAGACTGTATCTTTGACTGAGCATTTACTTGAGATACACCCGTAATCTCATATGCCATCTTTATGTAATAATCAAGAATATTCTGCCATGATGAGTCAAAAGGCGCTGCTGGTACACTCTGTACTGGTAACTGAGACATTCCAGGAGGCAATTTTACTCCGATAACATTTCCAGTCTTACTATTTATATCAGTGGTTTTTATGTTAGAGCCTTCAATTACATAAGTAGTATTAGCTGGACTAAGCTGAGTAGCTGTTGATATTTTCTGATTCAATATATCAATTTCATTCTGAATAGCATCCAAGTCTTGTACTAAAGAAGTTGTCTTCATACCAAATAATGAATTAGTATACTGATGATATGCTAATGGTATTATATCATATTGCCATTTAGATGATCTTACTGTATATCCATCAACAATCTCATATGCTTTTTTCTCGACAGTATCAACAAATACACATCTCTGACAAAATTCTCTTTCTTGATACTTTGGTGGCTTTTTATCTAATAATGAAACTGGATAGTTATTGAATTTTACTAAAACAGACTTAGGATTTCCATATGCAACTTCATTATTTACTACTGCTACTGTCCATGGAGCAATACGCTGAATAGTAAAAGTGAATGGGTCTACAAATATAAATCCCGTGCCAAATATACAAGAGTCTCGTTGTACTTCAGCCATCATTTGGTCTAAATCAATAGCACCATAAAGTCTCTCTATATATTTCTGACCTTGCTGAATAATCTTCTTTGAAGTTGGCGTTCCACCAGTAGTTGTAAAATATGGAACTGACCTGTTAGTAGAAATCATAGCAACCAATGTATCAATACAGCTTTTTATAACATTTGCTGCTGGCGGTTTCAATAAGTCATTGTCCTGAGGAATATTGAATCCATAAGGTCCAAGAGCATTGAAATCATTAGTTGATCTAATATCTAATGTATAGTCATTCAGATAACGCGCTAAATAGTAATTATATTTCTCTACTGTAGAGTCTATAGATGAAGATAGTCTATCTAGAAGTTTCTTGTTCATTCAATTTAGCTCCCTGTAATATATTCTGTAGTATGCCTCTCTTATATTCATGATATTTCTTATCATTATCTTCTTGACTTACTACACTTTCATTAGTAGTTACCGGCTTTATTTGAGGCTCATTTTGAGTTATAGAATTACTCCACATCTGTCCTAAAGTCATAATTATTTTCCTAAACCTACTCCAACACCTACACCGGCTGGAGTTGTGACATTAGCGCTTGGCTTCAAGCCAGCAGCTCTTTCAAGAGGACCAGACCATTCACCCATTGATGCTCGATTGTACTTGAGCCATGAGTCAAAAGTCTCCGGTGTGATTTTCCCTTCCTTTACAGCTTTTTCAAGTGCCTTCAACGTATAAACTGCAGTTTGTGCCTGAGCTTCAATCAATTCTTTACTTACTTGTCCCTGTGTTCTGAGTCGTTCTTGGTCTGCCATTGACTTGGTGTATTCATAGTCAGATGTGATATCTTGAAGAGTTTTCTTTTCTTCTGGTTGGAGAGATTCCATATATGATGCGTAGTCTGCATCAGCAACATTCTCTGATTCTTTCTTTACGCCAGATGCTAATGCTTCATTGAATTGGTGTACATTAGTCAAGTAAGTAGTATATTGCTTATCAACACCCATAATCTTGTTGAAGTTTATAGGAGGAATATTACCACCAGATAATGCAGATACTATACAAGAAAGTACAGTTCCTACCATTGCTAATTTTCCAGCTGTATCAGATCTTTTCCACTGACTCTCTTCTTCTATATCTGGAACTATAATCTGGCCATTTTCATCAAATTTCAAAAGTCCAAAACCATACTTATCAGCTACGTTAGTAAGTATAGTCTGAGGAGTAGTTGGTTGTCCCGATTCATTCGCTGTTACAACTGCTTCTTCTATATCACTTTGTGCTTGTGCTGACTCTTCATCAGTTTCATCTAGCTCTGGTGTTTCTGGAACGGGGTCTTTTGCTTTATTTACGGCTTCTTGTACACCTTGTTCTGCTTCTTCCACCGCAGCGTTATTAGCTGAGTTTCTTGCGTCAGCCATCTTAGCTTCATTTCTTTTTTCTTCAGCTTCTAAAACATCTGGATTTCCAGCTAATGAAGCATCTTTAGTGCTGCCCATATTTGGTGTATATGCTGCCATAGCTTTCAATGAATTCTCTCTGGCTCCTTCCATAGCTGTCTGCAAATGATTCTTTGACTGCTCTTTTGACTTTGGTTTATATTCTTTTACCTGTTCCTGATACTTAGCAATATTCTGTCTAGAAACTTCTTTCTGTGCTTTGTCAGTTAGAGGGTCATTTATACGCTTATTTTCTCTATCAATTTCCTTCAAGAGCTTGTTATATTCTTTTTCGTCCATTTTATTTCTCCCTATCCTAACAATTTAGCAAAAGTTCCGACTGTGTTCCATGCATTACTAGAATTCTGCATAGCCTCTTGTGCAGCAACATCACCCTCGTGCTGTTGAAGTCCAGCTGTAGTTTTTGCTTTATCTAATTCTTTACTTTCCTGTCCAGCTTGCATTGCTGCTGCATTCTGAGCAGCTTGGTCATATCCACTCTGTACAGCATCTGTTGCAGCTTGAGCTCCTTGAATAGCTGCCATTGTTTTTGAAGCATTATTCATTGCTGCTGCTGCTTTAGCTTGCTTTTTAGCAATACCAGCTTTATCAGATGCTGCTACGCCAGCTGCTGCTCTTCCTTCTTTATATAAATCTTCTGCATCAGAAATATTTACATTTTCTAAAGTCTGCTGTGCTTGTTCAGAAGCTTTCTGCGCAGCTTTAGTTGCTTCATTACGTCCAAATGCATCCCTAAGATTACTAAGCCAAGATAACATATTATTTCTCCTAATTCAAAAACATGTCGTTTATTTCTTTAGTCTTTGGCATGATACCCTCAGTATCTAGCATAAATAAGCCAACTAAGTCATTTGACTTATCATTATCAGTGAGAAGTTTCAATCCAAATACTTGCCTCATTACTGGGTCTTTTACTAAATCTTCCATTGCTAAGGCTAAAAACAAATCATCTTTCATTATAAATTATTAGTTTACCATCCTCTGCGATATACGAATCGACCCTTTGAATCAGCTTCAGTAAATTCAAATGCTTCATCAATTCCAACATCATGATATTCTCTTGAACCGCCAGCTACTAAGCCAAAAGTCAATATTCTAGACTTTCCATCATATTCAATCCACGTTACTACAGTAGATGGTTCCGGACCATTAGGATGAATATCAGACGCCCATGATATTGCTCTCTCAACATGTAAATCCGCCCAACCTTTAGATTCATATTCCTTCTGAGCGTCTTCAATCTTAGATTCTATTTCTTCTTTTCTTTGTCCATAAGAAAATTTGCTATAAGGACTTCTACTTGAGATAGATGGCTTTATAGATTTTGGCTTTTCATTCAATTCATAATTCTTATATACTGAATTAGTATCTTTCTTATAATTAGATAAATTTGAGAAAGCTCTATCAACTGACCATTTTCTGTAAGGACTAAGTATCATATGTTACCAATACCTTGCTCTCTTCTGCATATTCAATATTCTAGTAGGTAAGAAGTGGTCCTTCTTTATAGAATCATAAAACATAACTTCGGCTTGTGGAATAAGTACTTCATTTACATATGATGCGTTCTGTCCAAGAATAGCTGCTAATGTGGAAGCAACTCTATATTCAAGAAGCTGGAAGAATATCTGCTTTGGATAGCTCAATACTGTATCTGGTACGAAGCTACACCAATATATTCCATCATCTCTATTATTAGTAAATACAATACCTTTTCCGGTAGAGTCATCTGTTCTTAGAGTCCATGCTATACCCCTAGTATTATGTCCTGATGTATTGAATACATTCCATTCTGTTCCATTGAATCCAGTATAAATCCATACTGAATAATCTGAATACGTTATAACAGCATAAGGCCAGTCAAAATCTGCCCATATAATAGTGAGATCATCCCTTTGAAATTCATCTGGTACATCAAATTCGCTATTTTCATAATCACAAGAAATAGTATAGTCACCATATGTATATGTGCGAGTTGTTTCGGGCTCACTCTCTGCTTCAGTCGACGTTTTAGTTTCAGTATCATAAATATACCAAACGTCATCACTTCTGTAGTAGAAGGTAGTATCATCCTTTGACAGAATCATGTCAGCTTCAATATCAACACTTTCATTCTCATCTGGCGCAGTAATTGTTGGTGGCATTGCTACATATTTTACTGTATAAGTACCTTGTTTCGATCCAATTATTCTAATAGTATTATTTTCAATTTTATACTCATTTGGAATAAATTGTCCTCTTGGAGAAGCAGATATTGGTGATAAGCTGTCATCACTATAGCCTTTATAATATACGCCAATAACATACATACAATCTGAAGGCAATTCAGTTTCCTGACCATCAAAGTCAAAAGATTCAACAAATTCATCTGTTTCTCTTACAATATCATTATAGAGTCTGTGAAATTCATTATTCAAAACACTATTACATGTCTCGAAGTCAGACGTGTTAGAATTACGTATACCACCGTACCATTTCGCCTGTCTTATTATTTCTTTAGCAGTTACTGTTATTGCCATTGATTTCCTTCTCCTGTTTCTTTACTGTTGTTTTTCGCTTAGTAGTCTTAGTAATCTTAGTAGGCTTAGTAATCTCAGGAACATCTTTTGAAGTTTCTTCTACTTTGCCCATCTCTTCTAAGATCACCTTTGTAATTGCTAATGCTAATGTTGAGTCCATATTTATTTCTCCGTAATATATTTGTATATATCACCTAATAGCGTTCTTCCACCTGGCTTTTTCAACAATGTTGATATATTCTGTGTAGTAGCACCACCATAAGATGATTCACTAGAAACTTTTATCTTTGGCTGAGATACACCATCATAATATAATGTAGCTCCTAATTGGTTGATTTTATACGAATATAAATCTCCATTTCTATTCCAGTCTTTATAATTAGTTACAATATAGTCTATAATCTTAGAATATATGTCATTATCAACTTTATCTTCTTTATCCTGATATAGTCCTGCCTTTATTATTGGCCTATTTATCTTTGCACTTTTTGGTACATCCATATCATTATGTTGGTCAACCTCTGGAGCTAAATCAGGAAATTCAACTTTCTTATTCTTCTTGCCTTTTGGAAGTTCCAAATTTATTGGTTTCTTCTTTGACTTGAAGTCACCAATCAAGCTACCACTAGTAAAGTTCAACTTCATAGGGTCACTCTTAGGTTCCTTATATGTCATTCCACCAGCTGCTGGACCTTTTTTCATTCCAAAGTTGAATTTAGATACTGGATTAGCTGACGATAATCTTCCTATTGAGCCACTACCACTATACGATGATACTGATCCAGAAGGAATAGAAGCTGCATCTGCGTGACTATATGCAGATTCTAGCTCATCATTATCAAGTGTTATATTATCAGAAGAAACAAATGATTCATCTTTTGACTTACTTGCATGTTCAAACTTGAATGGTTCAAACTTTGGCGTAATCTCTTGTAGTTTCTTCTTCATTTCTTTTGGAAGAGACTTTCCATGAGATATGATATGATTAGCAGCATCAAGAAGAGTTTTCTTTCTTTCGTCTTCTTTATTCAATTTCTGCTCTTCTTCTTTACCTTCTTCCTGTTCTTTTTCTTTGTCTTCTTTCTGACCTTCTTCTTTATCTTCTTTCGTATTTCGGTCTATTTCTGTTATTTGTATTGGATGTTCTTTGTTAGTACCTTTTTCTTTTGCTTTTCTAACATAGTCCTCAAACACTAACTGCTCAACTTCATGAGTGTCAATTCTTGGATTTATTTTAGAAATAACATCTTCCGCTTCTGCTTCTCTCCTAATGAAGGCATCCCATTGACTCTTTTCTTTTGGAGTATTGAAATTTGTATTTGCATATTCAGTAGCAGCTAATTTCCAATCTTCTACTTCTGGTTCTGGTTCTGATTCCGCTTCTGCTTCTACTCCTCTCTCTGTGTCCCTTCTTTTGAGATATTCCATAACTGCTGACCCAATATTATCATTAGCAGTTGGCTTTTCACTTTCAGTTACAGGTTGAGTATAGTTAGTTGGTTCAGTTATCTGTTGTTCTGATGATTGTACTATTGGTTCAGCTACTTTATTGTACTCTTCAAATGATATATAGTTATCATTGTTCTCATCAGCAAGGTCGAATTCAGCTTGTGTATCAAGTTCTGGTACTTGTTTTGCTTCTTCAACACTAATCTGATTATCATTATTTGTGTCTAATGTCTCAAAGTCTTCCATCTTTTAGTCCTCATCATTATTCCATGGAATTACCATACCTACTGCATATCTTACAGCATCAGAAATGTCACCATGATATGCTTTATCATCTAGCTTGTAGATTACAGTATTAGTATTTTCATCTTTCTGCCATACTACTCTGTCACATTCTTGGTCGAAATGGTCATCTTTTCTAATTAGTAGCCTACCAGATTCCAAGCAGTCTCTCACTAGTCCAATCTGATATACTTCATGTCTTTTATGAGCGTTTACAACATGTTCTACGCCTTCAGCAAATATATCTGCTCCAACATCCTGTTCATTATGGTCTTGAATAAACCATATGTCGTCTAGCTTATAAGTATCTTTTATAAATGTATAAATTTCTTTAGCTTTTTCAACCTTTGCTGATGCTGACATACCTTGCTGCTTGAACTCATGAGCTAGTACCATATTGTTGTTTTCATCAATAAATACTGGTGCAAAAGCAGTACAGTCTCTATATCCATAGTCCAATCCAATATAACATTTTACTGGCTTGAATCCTTTTGGGAATGGATTTTCAGTATAATACGTGCGCTTTGGATATACAAGAATTGACGTATCATATGCTAATTCTGCTAAGTATTCTCGCCTATATGTTATATTATCTGGCTGCCATCCATGCTTTTCCAATTCCTTTTCAAGAGCTACTTTATAGTCTGGTATAGTTGGATTATCTTTCATCGTAGCATGATAGTGTGATACCTTCGGATTCTGTATGTATTGTTCCCACAAAGTACCAGCTGTTAGAGGGCTTGTACCTGACAATATCAATGTACCATTTCTACCAGCAAGAATAGGTCCAATAATTGAATCAATGAAATAAGTTAGTCCTTTCTGTGACTGCATCTCATCAATAATTACCATACTGAAATCAAGACCACGTAACTTTTCCTGCTGTGCCGTATTCGCATTACCAGTAAGTCTAATCTCACTTCCATTACTAAAAGTAATACACAAAGCTGAATTATCTATTTTAGATATTGGGCATCGTGCACTTTCAACAAGCATAGTTAGAACTGGCCACATTATTTCTTTTGCCTTATCTGAAGTAAGTCCAACATAATATGCGCATCTGTTCTTTACTACTCTTCCGTTAGGCGTGTCAATAGCGTCTGGACCGCCTAAACAATGGTCAATCATCTTACATGCGTCAACAAAAGATTTTCCAGAACGTCGTCCACAAAGCATTGTTATTATCTTGCTTGAGTCATTATATACTTCTTTCTGCCATGGGAATAATACTTTGTAGAGTAAGAACTGAACAAATTCTTTATCATTCTTTTTCTTCTTATCTATAGTATTCTGACACCATTCCAATATCTCTATTAGCTTTCCAGCGTTATATAAAGCTAACTGCTTATTATCATCTACCTGTTCCAATGGCTGGAATAATACTTCTACAAATCTAGCCAGATTAGTAGCAGATGTTATCTTTCCGTTATATAGATATTCAAAAGCTGCTGCTGCAAAATCGTCTAATAATGAGTATGCATCTTTACTAGGTAATACTTGCTTGACTAACTTAGGCGCTTTCTTTGGAGCTTTAGCTAAGCCAAGCATATTATTCTCGCTCTTTTTTATCTTAGCCATTATTTCCATCCCTTAGCTGTATTATTATGAGCAGCTGTTTTCTTACTTTCAATTATCATTGACATAATGTGTATTTCATCATCACTAGTAATTCCAATTTTGAAAGCATTTCCAAGAACATCAGTAGGATTTATTCTGATTCTATATGTGTTAGATTTCCATTCTGCCTTTTTTATTGTAATGTCTTTCTTCCACGTGCTATTTTCTTTTCCATTCAAAGTATGTAAGAAAATAGTTACAGTAATGCTTTCTTTTGGGTCGTTTTCGTATAAAATAATATCACCAAAGCTAAATTGGTATAGTTGAGTACTATCACCAATCCAGTCAGTAATTACTTCAATAGGCAATATTTCACCATCTTTAGGACTATATATACTCCATTCACCATCACCAATAAATGCACATCCACCAACAACTGACTCAAGAGAAAGAGCGCCTGTATCTTCGAATAATGCACTTGAATCTCCACTAAGCGTAAGAACATCTCCATCTTCATTCAAGAGATATAATGTCTGGTTATATGATGAGAATACTGATGATATTGGCTCACCAAACATAGCAATAGGAGTAGTTTTTGTAAGTGTGTTAGAACCAGTAAAAGTATAAATTGCCTTATCATAATCAGAATAGAAATATGCTTCAGTACCTGAGTTAGCAAGGAATTTCATACCAATAGCATAACATACTAGCTCATTTGCTGTAGTTTCGTTTATAGAGCCGGTATAGTAAATTGCCTGACCATCATAATAATATGATGATGCATATATAGTAAATACTGCGGTACTATGATAAATTTGTGTAGCAGCATTGTAATCAATATATGCTGTATTGTTGTTTACATACAATCTTGCATTATATGTTCCTGGTAAAACCAGAGTAGACGATATATAGTTTACTGAGCTAAAGTGACTTCCTACACCAATTGGTAGTATAATCGTGCCAGAAGATACCCACCAAGTGTTATTCTCAAATTTACTATTCTTACTTTGCTGTTCATCTATTATGCTATATCTATACAATATATCCGTAGTAACTTGAGTATGAGTATAGTATACTGCTAGTTCATCTTGTGATGTCAAAGCGTCCGTCATTGGAATCAATAGAGAACGACCATCTCGAATTACAGTATTATCAAATTCATCAAGATTATCCGTATCAACAAACAAGTCCAATTCTACAGCTGGTAATAGGCCAGAACTTGATGGTGTCTTATCATCCAAGTTTACATTTACGCCAGCTGCTTCATACCATATGTTGTTATATGCTGAACCATCTTCCGCTAACAAAACTTTTAGATTATCAATCCCATTTGGAAGCATCTCATTTATATATGGAACTGGTCCCCTTATAATTTCATAAGTATTATCAGCTTTATTCTCAATCAATATATTGTTTGTTCCAACAATATTTATCTGAAATAAATAGTCTGCAATCTTTGTTAGCTTTAGATCACCATCGCTATTTAGGGTATACTTGAAGTTGTCCACTAAAATTTGAGTAGAGTCAGTATATATTATACCAGAATATTCGGTACTAAATGGACCAATAGTAGTTCCGTCTTTAGAAATACCAATTAGATTATCACCATAATAATGAAGTGTCCATCCATTTTCCTGTCTTAGGAAAGGTAAATCGCTAACACTAAAGTCAACAGTATGAATAAAGTTATTCCATGCATTAGCGTCAATTTCATCTTGAGTCATAATGTGATGTCTCAAATACCTACTAATATCTGAGTCATACCAGAATCTAGTCTCATTTGCTACTTCATCATCAATACCAATCTTGAATGAGCTTCCAGAAAGGCTATAACTAGTAATGGCATTTCCTAACGCGTCTATTATGATATCATCATTGTTTTCACTGTCATAATAGTATTTATAATGTGCAGGTTCTTCTAGAAGTACTGGGTATTTAGAACTATTTACTTTTGCATTACCAAACCAGAGAATTTGATATTTTGCTTTATACCAGCCATTTCCATAATCATAATCAATTCCTTTTCGTGAGGTAATGTTAGTGAACATATACTTACATGGGAATACATTAGAATACTCATCACCAATCTGATTTCCATCAAAAACGCCAGGACTATTATTGTCACCAATCAATATTCGGCTGAATGTATCAGTCACTGCTTCCAGTAATAAACTTTCAGATACTGGATTAGATATAGTATCAGAAGTATCATTTATTGGGTCAATACTAAATAGAATACAATAGTCTACATTTTGTCCTGTCATTGTATTAGAACAAGCAGATGTATCAGTACTAGAGAGTGAAGTATTTTCAGCCTTTGTTATGCTCGATGTAGCTGTTGAGTCAATTTCCCATCGTAATACTCCATTAGTAAGCCTTGTTGGAGTCAAATATGTTATGCTACTTCCAGAAGCAGATGATACTGGAATTGGTTCACCATAAATCTTTCCGTCTAAGTCAACTAAACCAAAATATTGGTAGCTTGTCCAACTGTCTCCATCATAATAATATGAATTGCAGAGATAATGGTCATCCTTTTCATATCCTAATATAGCATTTGTACCATCATACCATCCATTATTTGTTGGATAATCTAAATCTAACAATAAATCTCTAGTATCAATATCATAGAGTTTTGTTGCGCTACTTGTTGATAAAACTAATGCTGGTGTATTCTTAGTAAAGTATACATTTGTTGCATCTAACAATTCATATTCATCATCATACACTAAGTAGTAAAGTCCAGAGTTTTTATAAATGAAATATGCAGTATCATTGTATATAGCTTCATCAATAAGTTCGCCTTGAATTGGACTTTCTATATTCTCAGATTCAAGCATGTATGTATACGTTAGTGGAAGACTTTGGTCATTTATTATTATAGCTTTCTCAAGATATAAATCTGATGACGTTATATCTTTTGTCATCTCTGACACAGTATAAAGCGGCTCAGAAATATCATCTGTTACCTTATAGAAAGTAGTATCAGTTTCTGTATATAAAATCTTTGGATTAGAGCTTGATTCAAAATTTACTTTATTGCCATTTGTAGTTATAAATCCTTCTTGCCCAGTTTTTCTATAATTAGACAATAGTCCCTTGTATGGAAGAGTGTTTTTATTTCTAAAAGTAGGCTGGTCATCTTTATGAACAATTTCATCATTGCCTACGTCTATCTTTGATAATAAAGGTATCTCAGCTGCCATTTCTATTATTTTCCTTATATTATTAGTTTTTGAGACGCCAACCTTCTTTTTCTAATGCTTCTATTACTTCGCCTGTTTTATCACCCGCTTTTATAATAGAAAAGTGTTTATCTTCATAGTCAAATAATATTCTATTACCACCTACATCAACTAGCTTTATATTGTCTTCTTCATATAGTTCAGTTGACATATTAGTATCATCTAGCTGGCATGCAATCAACTTATCATAGCTGCTTCCATATAGCATATTCACTGCTTCCCAATATGCTATAGTCATGGGAAGCTCTCTGTTATATGTTGGATTTTCTATATATCTCTTTATTACTCTCTCAGCTTGATTTTCTACACGCCATTCAAATTCATCAATAAAATGGTGCTTGCACTTTTTCTTTACACAATTACCAATCATACTGATGAGAAGAGGTCTTAGTTTTTCCCATAAAATGGCAGGGTCTTGAGTAAGGTTATACTCTCTCTGCCATTTTAGATACTGATTAGTTTGTTCCTTTTGTTCGTCCACTGATAGCATCTACAATTTCCTCTGGACTAACTGGTTCACAAACTGGACTATCTTGAATACCAGATAATAACAATGCAACTGGAGTATAATTTACAGGATTCATATTGATAGCCTTTACATAACCAAATCCGTTTACATTTGTCTGTAACCAAATAGCAACCATCTTTTTACAGTTAGCTATGGTAAAGTGCATAAGACTAGAGTCAATAGTAATAACAGCCTCAGCATACTTAGCTAACTCAGTATAAAAAGTCATTGGCATTTCATTATTCATATACAGAGCACCTTTGATATGAGGCTCTTCTGGAAGGCATACCTGAAGTACTTCATATCCTTCTGCATTCAATAACTCAACTAACTTCTCTGATTTATCAATTGGATACGAACGTAACAATCCGTGTTCCTGTCCTGGCTGTCTTCTGCCATCTGGTCCTGGAATATTAGATAATCCGCCTTGTCTACAGAACATAATAAACTTTGGATGTACTTTTGCAAACTCTTCAGCATTATGAATATTATCTGTAGTATTCATAACAAATGTTGGCATTGTAATCTGTCCATCTTCATTATTATCCTCTTTCTTTTCTTTCAAACCGACTAGTTTTCGTGCTACATTATAGAAAGAAGCTTGCTTTTTAGCAAATTCTCCATCATCATATATGTTGTATCTGAACAAGTCATATTCTTTTGGATTCGCCATAATTGTAGCGGACATTGCGCTCAGCTGGTCATAAGTCAGCAAAGTGATTTTAGGATGTCCTGAAAAGAAAATTTGAAGTTCGTTTATATAGTGAGCAAATACCAATACTCTGTCATATTTCTCTGATAATTCTAATGCAATCTGGGCCTGCATCAATTGACGTCCAAGGCCACCCATAATAGTATATACTGCTGTCATTTCTATCTCCTAGTTTTATTTGATTCGTTTACTGCTTTGAATATGTTGTTATATTCTGCTAGATGGTCCATATCTTTTACAAAACATTTTCCGCCCCATCTTTTTCTTTCTGCATAATTATAGAAATCACCAATTCTTCTATCAGCAGAAATAGCGTTGATTACAGCGGGAACATTAGCTGAATAGTCCGCTACTACATTGAAAAACTCCGATCTCATAGCGAGATAAGCATTAGAAAAAAGCTTTACAACTTCTGTATCCTGTAATGTTAGAAACATAATGCCATCTTTTATAAGCTTACAAAATCCGTTCTCATAGCCTCTATCAGACATTACAATTCTCTGCTCTTCAATATCATAATCAGTAACAAAAGATGGCCAATAAGTAATGTCACTTCTATCATAATCAAGTGGAAGCGTTGTTCTTATAATTGGCTTAGCACCAGCTTTTATTGCTTCTTGTACATACTTATCTACAAGAGTTGTATCAATTTTACCATCTTTTTCTCCTGGAACACAAATAATCCAATAGTCAGCTTTTACTTCTTCTGCTGTAACTTCATCATTAGTTCTAATATTCCAACACTTATCATCTTTATCTTTAGCCCATATTTCGCAGTCTTTCAAATAATTTACTGTTGACTGACCAATATGTCCAAATCCTACTATAAGTACTTTACTCACTTTCAATTTCTCCATATAATTTATTTATAAAATCGTCACATTCTGCTAGTTGGCCTGAACTGCAAAAGTTTCTGTAATAGTCCCAGTATTGCTTCTTACATTGATTCAATACAATCCACTTCATAAAGTCATAATCAAGATGCTTAGCAACTTTCATTAGTTCTGGAAAACTTCTATAAAGACTAACTAGTTTCTGCTTATTATATTTAGTAGAAGAAGTTTTAGAAATATCATTTACAGTATGTTCTACGCCTTTTGTAGGAATATATTTAGTCTTTCCTTCAGCCCATACTTTAGTTGCAGTAACAATCATATCTTCGCATGACACTAAATCTAATACTTTTATATCTTCTGCTTTTTTGGCATTGTTTACTTCATCATAACATTTTCTGATAAAGGAAGTCTTGAAGATATATTCCCAGAGCATTCTACTATCTGCACCTAACACTATTCTATCTGGGTTATCACTTACTAATGCTTCAAAAAAGCCTTCTTTTAGATGAAGACTGATATCATCATCAACGTCAATCATCCAGATATAATCGGTATTACAATTATGTACAATCTGATTCTTAGCTTCAAATATACCATTAGAGTCGTCTGTATATACTTTCACAGTAACCCAATCTGGAAGTCCTTTCTTCCACTTAGGCAAAAAGGACTCGTATTCTTTTCCACATAATGTAGCAATTGTAAGCGTAGCCATTAGCTATTCCATCCTCCTGAGCTTACTCCATACATACCTGGTGATAGCTGAATTGAGCCAGAAAATGACTCAAATACCCTTTCAAGCTTGGTCTTGTCATCGTCACAAAACTGTTTATCTTTCTCTGTATCATAGTCTGACATTTTGATGTCTTTCTTATAAGTCCTCTTGCAGAGAGGACAGGCAAAAACGTATGTCATACGAACCTCCAGTGAAATCCACCAGCTGTTTTTTGTTTTTTGTTATTACAAACTCTTGAAATAGAACTTTGACTAACCCCTGTTTCTCTTTCAGCTAGCAAAGCTGAATCGAATATTTCGTTTGTTTCAACGCAAAGAATTTTTCTTGCGTTCCATGTTGTTTTGTTTATTTTGTGTATTCTCTTATGTTCTGTTGGTGTAAGGAAAATCAGACAGTTTGGTTCTACCTTGAAATACCAATTATACTTTATAAGTTCTTGTTTTGTGAAAATAGCTTCAAAACGATGATGACATTCCCATGTCTGACTTTTATCTGCAATAGCTTTTTCATAATTTTCTATCAACTCTGGGGTATCACAATAGCACTTATAGGGTACTTTTTTATTGAACATTGCTGTATTTATCATTGCTCAAATTCCTCCATTATTGCTTTCATTTCTTCTTTGCTCTGTCTCTGATGAACTTTAGCAGAGTTCTTATATTTGTAAGCGCCACCAATTTCATAGCTGTTCATGTTCTTCCAGCGCTTCAAAGACTCAATCTTTTTCTTCAGCTGAGTATAGTCCCACATTCTGCGGGCTAATATAGCCTGAAGCGCGTCTAATGCAAGACCATCTAAATCCCATTCGTTAGTATACAACTTTTATTTCCTTATCTTGAATTACGCCATAAATATGGCCATCTTTCTCTGGTAAAATCTGTAATTCGTAGTAGTTCAAAGCTACCTTATCACCAACTTTGATTTCTTTATTAGCATCTGGTCCTACATCGATAACAGTTACTTCAGTAGTTACTACTTTGTCTCCATCTTTGGTAGTATCAGTCTTCTCTTGGTTCAATACATAAAGTCCACTTGCTGTTTTCTTAGTAGTGGTTTCTTGCTTCTTCATTTCTACTATAACATAATTAGATAATGCTCGCATTCTGTTTTTTCTCCTCTATAGAATTAGTAATAATAATATAATTAGTTATAGTAGCCGGAAAATAAAAAAAAAAGACTACCACTATTTCTAGCAGTAGCCTAAATAGGAAATTATATAAATGTCTAATCTAGAGCAATCAATATACCAATAATAATAGCAAATATTCCAAAAAACTTAGCGATGAATTGCCAGCTAAGTTTATATTCTAATTCCATATCTTTTCTACGTTGTTCATGCTCCTCTCGGATAGCGCCTGAGCTATGTTCATTACTAAATGATCCTTCAAACATTATTTGTCCTCCTTTATATCCCGTATCAAATTATAGATAATCCAAATTCCTGCTGCAACAATAGCGCCAACTGCAAGAGTCATAAAACCAATTACAAAACAAGTAACTAAATCATATATCATATTCTTTACCTCGTTCTATTATAATATGTTGCTTATTTAGTATATGCGTAATTATTTAGTATAAAATTCGCAATAAACATATTAGGAATAGTAATATTACAAAGATCATCAGTACCACCTACTCCATTCTTCTTCAATTCTGTCTAAGAATTCTCTGCCATACTTCTTATAATAAGTATATCCCCAGTGAAGGAACTTATGCGTTGTAGATTGTAACATTACAAAATCGTCTTCATTAGATATATCCGTATATTCTTCTTCGTTAGCCGAAATATTTCGATGATGAAGATTGCATCCTTTTCCTAATTTAGAACAAGTTATTGGGTCTATGCCTTTCTGGTCTGTGTATTTCTTATGTCTGAACGCTTTCCAAGCTTTACTAGATCTGAAACTTCTTTTTGCTTTTTGTAACTTACTCATCTTACTCATCTTTAGATTCTTCCTCTATAAGATACCTTTTAGCTTCTTGTGACGGATGTGGTATGCCCTGTCTAAGCTCACCCCACTCAGCAGTATTACGTACTTTTCGCTTCATTATCTGTGATTCATTAGTTTTCTTTGAACGTTTTTTCATATAAATTCTCTTACACTAACTGGATTTCCTAACCTAACTGTTTCTGAATTAGGCCAAGAGTCAAATGTTATTTTACCATCTCTCATTACAACAAAGTGAGTTTTTTCTCTGTGTTGAAACATAACAATCTGGTGAAATATTTCTTGCTGATATGACTTTTTTCTAACATCAGTATAAAATCCTTCTTTTTCCATACAAAGATTGGCAAATAAGTGTGGGGCTGATACATAGCCATCCTGTGCTATATAGCCTTTTTTTAGTCCCTGAAGTACTAATTCAGTCAACTCATACTCATCTGAAGTATCTCCATACATATATGCTATACAATAGGCATAGCATGCATTCAAAAAGAAATTACTCATGGTCTTTTGTATATTCATTGTCCGTTTCCTCTTTTTCTTTCTGTTCCGCTTCTTCTTTTCTAATCCGGTTTCTCTCCATCACATATTCTGATGTACGGTACCACTTGTTAGCTCGTCTCTTGTTATATATTGTTACTAATATTCCGCCTATTATTTTATCTTCTACTTTTTTCTTTATTGACTCATAATATCCTCTCATTTGAAACTCCTTCTGCAATCTGATTTCTTGATAACAGCGAGCATATGGTCTCTCTGGAAGAAATCATGTTTTCCATCCTTGAAGATCGTTCTAATTCGGCCTTCATTTACTCGGTCCATTATATTTTGTATATCTCTTGGACTTAGTATAAACATATCTACCATATTAGTAACATCTGTAATACACAACCAAATATCATTTCTTTCTAAATATTTAGGCTTCTTCCATTCTGAGCTGCCTTTATTTCTAAGTCCTATTGATATTAGTATAGTATCTGGATATTCTTGAAGCGTGGTCTCTCCTTTACAATCTACATTGATATATCTGTTTCCAAACATAACATGGATATCTGAGCCCTTCCAGTCTTCTTCTTGTGAGCACACTTCATAAGGAACATTGTTATTTTCCAATACAACTAATACTTTTTCTTCTGATTCAATTCCTGTCATCTTTATATAATCTCCTGAATAAATTAGTACTTATTCAGGAAAAGGATAGTTACTTTTTGAATATCTTATTTTCCATTGAAGAATGCACTATATCGTTAGCAATATCTATTACTCTATCAGAGAGTTTATCAAAGGCTTTTTCTCTAATATTCAAGTCTTTTCTCAATTGTTTATTTTCACCAATCAGCATCTTATTATCATCCGCCAATTTTCTAATTTGAGCTAATAACTGCTTTTTCTCATCTTCAGCTAATTTCTCTTGTCCAGAAATATAACCACCATTTTGTCTAATGCTTGGTAATACTTCTTCAAATACCCATTTCTGAAATTTAGTTGCTTCTTCCTTCTTAGACTTGATTATAAGCTGATATAGTCCTGGCTCACTAAGAAATAATGTAGGCTTACCATTTCGGCCAGTTATGTTTCTAAATCTAAACTGATATTCTGGAAATACATTCTCTAATGCTTTTGTAGAGTTTGTATAACTAAGTGCTTTTATCACTGGCGCTGCAGGAAATAAAAACATACCATTACATTCTCTTGCGATAAATGTTACGTTCAATTCATCATTTGTAAATGTTCCTAAATTATTTATCATCAAATACTCCTATTCCAACTAACCAGTAGTTAGCTGGACTCATAAGTTATACTAACGTTTTTTAGTAAAACTTTTTAGTAATAAAATGGTATGTCGTGTTTGTACGTCACGTAACATTTGTAAGTAACACACTTATGAAATGATGCCATATATTGTGACTTCATTTTGTTAGCTTCATATATATCTACTTGGTATATATTTATTTTGGTATAAAAAAACCCGCAAGAGATCATCTTACGGGCAAACCATTCTCTATTTCTCCTCTATATCTAAATTAGTAATATTCTTCAGCGTGGAATCGTTCTTTATAGTGTACGACTGTAGCATATCCACTTTTTGTAACAAGATTTCCAATACGGAATTTAGATGATAAGTTTCTTTTATCTAATATTTTAGACATCATATGAGTAACGCTATCTGCTTTATGCCAGTCATCATCAGTGTAAATACCCAAAATGTCATTACTAGTTGGATCATCTTCTAGCTTTGTTATAGCCTTATCTAAATTATCAGTTATATGTTTTATAAAATCTTTATTATGTCTCATAATAATAAATTAGTACCTTTAGCTCCAATATTCATTCTTATAATTACTATTTGGTCTAATATGAAATCCATCATAATATGGAAGTATTGTTACATCATATTTCTGTTCAATTTCTGGACTTACTTTTTCTACATCTGCTACGGTGGCGATATCTCGAATATCACTATATTTACATATTACTTCCGTGTCCTCATCATTAGCTTGAACTGAAAGTGCTTCTAAGTATCTCTTTAGAAGTACAATACTACATTCTTGTAATTCTTGTATTATTGGATTTACACTTATACTCTGAACATAAGCCTGCTGACTATAAGTCTGCTGACTTAGCGCATCAACCATTATAGATATAATCATAAATAAGAATACTACTGCTATAATTAGTCCTAACATTTTCTATTTCTCCTCTATGTCTAAATTAGTACCTTTATCCTAAAAAGACTAAAGAGTCTTTTCTACAGAGTCTAATTCCTTGTATTATATGACTATAGAACGCTAAATAAAATCTTGAAATGATAGTATTATATCATAAATGAAAAAGCGTGTACAATGCGCTATAAATGGAGGCCTAAAATGGCAAAAAGAAATCCTATCACTGTTCAGTCATTATCTCATATGGCTGAGTCTAATCTCAAAGAAAGACTAAATAAAATATGTACTCTTGCATATGAAACAAATAAAAACAATAGTCTTTTTAGTCTAATGAAAAACAATATGAAAGAGTCTTCTATTAGGCAGCTATGCAACATTGGTGTTGTAAAGTATGTTGCGGAAAATAGTAGATTTATTGTTGATTGGAATCAATATCATAAAGTAAAAGATCAACAAAGAATTATTGGTGATTTTCAAACTGAACTACTCTTCAAAGTAATCTAATCTTTTTTCTAAAGATCATAATTTTCTAAAATAATAATTTACTCATTGCTGATCTCTTGATATATTATAAGGGACTAAATGTCCCATTACTATATATAAATACTTCTATATATAATATATATTATATAGAACAGTTTATATATAGTAATGGGACAAGCCCATTCTTTATATCAATCCTCAGCAGAAGGTAATATATAATCTTCTCCTATAAAGTCAATTTTATCAGTAACATAAAATATGAACTTATCAGTTTTTATAAGACTAGGTTTAGTGGCCCTACATCTTCTCTGAAATGTTTTATAAGTCATATCAAAGCCTTGGCCCACTAGTAAGTCATAAGCCTGCTTTATTGATTTACAATCTACTGTATTTCTTCTAGCACCAGTTTTTGTATTATAAGATATTATTCTTACAAGTGTATTTTCTCTATATTGTGTATAAGCTACATTACCTAAATACTGCCATTGTGCAATCATCGTTTTTGCTTCATTTTCTGTAGCTACTAAGTCAATTTTCTTCCAAATAAGATTATCTTCTGCTATAATAAATGTCCAAAGGAAGTCTAAGTTTTGAGACTGACTTCGATTATGCTTCATTCCACATAATACTTTTGCTGATATTTCTGCTACACGATTAGTAGATTCATCAATAACTAAAACATATAAATCACTTATGTTAGATTTTGACCATCTATCAATAAGGTCTTTTCTTATCTGTAAAGTATCACCATTTTGAAGTCGTGTAAGATAATAGTATTTTCTCTCATCAAAGTTTCTGAATTTATCATTTTGATTATCATAATAAGTTACTGTAAAATGAGCGTATCCATGCTCTTTACGAATATACATATTCTGATAATCTTCTACTAAATTTCCTTTCTTATCTGTGAAAGGCTCTAGTTTATGATTATTCATTATATTGAGATAATACTTTTTTGTAGATTGTGATTTGAAATAAGACTCGATCAATAGTGCTTCATTATAATTGATCTTTGAATTGTTAGACATGTTCATACTCCTGGCCAGAAACTAGAAGGGTACCCGTTCCTAGCCAGTTTCTGAATAATAAATTAGCTGTTGTAAATTCCCATTTTGCATTTATTCGAATTGATGCTTTTGGGATACTTTATAATTAGTATAGTAGCTTGAAATACATTATTCTGATATTATAGAATAAGTAACGCTACCATACATATAATTAGTTAGTGAAGTTATAAAAGGTTTATCTGGCAAAGATATACACGTCATTATCATTTGGCCCATAAATTGGATTATAACAAGCATCTAAGTCCCATACTGCTGTAATAACATCTATATCAACTTCGTCATATCCGCATCTTTTAGAATACATGCGCTCATTTACATGTTCAAGAGCGAGCCAATATCCACTGAATCCTCTATATCTAACTCCGAATTCATCTTCTGCAGCATCAACTGCATAAGTAATAATTCTCTCATCTATCCAATAAGAGCCTTTACAGATATATCTTGTTTCTTTACCCTCTATTACTTTGTATCCGTGTTTCTTATAAGTGCTAATTGCTGGTGTATTCATTTTCTAATCTCCTATAATAATATTATGTGGGAAATATGATATATGCGTGAAAATTGAACTAATTTATTTAGTAGGAGAATATTATGAAAAAAGATATAATAGATATAATAGATGTAGCTTATGAAAGAGGCAGAAAAGACGCTATAGCAGATATGTATAAGACAATAGATATAGTTTATGACGTAGTATCCAATGAGTTTCCAGAAGAAGACCAATTAGAAATGTTTATGACTATACTAAAAGAAATATAATTCCTTGTATTATAAGGATTTATATAAATAGCGCGCTTCTATGCACAGAAGCATCTTGATCAAAGGTCACTTACTAAGCTATTACTAAAGTATCCACTGAGCGAACACTGAGACATTTTCTGCGCCATTTATAACTATTTTGCCTTTAGTAGTAATTTTGACGATTACTTGTTTCCCTGTAGAATTTTCTATACCAGTTGCATACACATCGTTATATACGGGTGCGTAAGGTATTTTATCGCCATCGTTTACAACGCCATTTAGAACAACATTGTTACCGATTCTGTATCCATTCTTGAAGTAGTTTATATTCTTGAACTGGTATTCTAAGTCTTTAGTTTCATATGCATCGATGGCTAAGTCTATTTTCTCGGTCATCTGATTCAATTGGTCAGCTGATTCTACAGTCCAGTTTTGTCCGTTTCTTTTTATATTTTGAAATGCCATATATTGCTATCCTTTTATTATTTTCATATTTATATTGTAGAGAGGTCGAGTACTTTTCTCAACTGAATTTTCTACATTATATACATCAATTAGTCTGCATATTTTGCCTAAGTAACGATATGCCACTATAGAACATATAGCAGTACTATACTCATTGCCATAACAATAAGGTAACATATTCCATCCAATATAGCATCCGGGTCGAGTACACTCATAAGTACAAGATTGAGAAGCTGTATTGCATATAATAGTACAGAAATATCTATCACTATCTTCGCTATCGTCATAACATACACATGTTCCATCTGGCGTACAATATATGTATGCAAGAGATGATATTTGCTTATGTTCAACATCACAAAAAGTACACTCAATAAAGCATGGAAAAGGTAAGCACCAGTTGCCATATTCGCATGATTTACATTCGAGACACTCGTATAAGCATGTACACATTTCTTCACAACATGCATTCTTGTAAGCTATAGATAAGCTCATAATATCACTTTGCCACTGATTTCGACAAGCTTCAGCCATATTATTTCTGCATTGGTATTGACGAGCCGAGCCATTCCATAAGCAATTGGTATAAGTAGTACTAGGACATTCATACTCACAATAATAATCCGTACAACAGCCACATCTTATGCCATACCATTCAACATATCTAGTTTCATCACAGAAAGTAAATGTATCAGTTCTGGTAGTATACAAGCAAGAAGACGCAATAGTAACTACACCAGCCTTACTAATAGTACCTATACGTTCTACTGTATTATCACACAGATTAGTAGCCCAAATAGGCTCTGGTCTTACTGGCTTCGGACACTGAAATGATATATCGGATAAGTCACCAGTATATCTCAGCTCAAAATATGGCTGCACAGTTTCTTTCTGCTTAGTAGTAGCTATACAAGTTTCTAATGCTCTATAGGCTATATTGATTTTATCTTGAGCCCATTTATCATCCATAGCAGATAATACCATATCTATTTCCCTTTCTTCATCTGTAATAACGTTTCAAATGCATTATGGGCAGTGTAATTATTCTTGAAAATCTGCCCATTACACTTAGTACAATCTTGCTTATTACAAATAACAGTCTTAGGTAACGCTTCTAATGCTTCATCAATAGTATATTCAGTATTGCATCTGTTACATAACCTAATTCTGCCTTTATAATCAATAACAATTCCTCTCATAATACAGGTAAACGTTTCAGTTCTTCTCTCTGAATAATATCTGTTATTGTAAGAGTTACCTATATTATGATCTACTAGCCATTTCCATTCGGCAGATTCCTTGTATTCGTCAGTAATTGCATTAGTATATTCTTCTCGACATGCCTGTATAATCAAGTCGTTGCCTAGTATATCATATGCTTTTATAACAGTATCAAGATTATCTTTAGCAACTATTGCGTATTTTACATAAAAGTTTGGATGAGAAGCAGCAAATTTCTTGCCATTTTCTATAGTCTTGAAAATATCTGTTTCAGTATCGTGAAGAGATATAAGTACTTCGCCGTGAACGCCATTTGTAAAAGGATCTAACCATTTTAGGTTACTGCCATTAGTAGTAAGATAAAGGTATGGGTCATACTTTTTGGCTATTTCTAGTATTCTGTCTCTTATTGATAAAGGAAGTATAGTAAATTCACCACCAATAATTTTCCACCATTTCAGCTTTCCAGAAGCAAAAGCATAATCAATTGTATCTAAAGAATCATTTAGTATCTGATTTTCTATCGCGTCATTATGATGTTTATACTGATGCTGTAAACAGAAAAAGCAGTTGAAATTACATCTCATAGTTGGCATCCATCTAATTCCCAGCCAATCTAACTCTTCATCTTTTGTAAGGGGTCTCTTACTAAACATATTTCTGTTCCTCCCTAAATATAGCCTTCCAGTTGTTATCTAATCTAAATTGTTCTACATATTCTAATGATGGCCATTCCATTTTGTCTTCCGAGTCGAATACATAAGGATCAGAAGTAGTAAAAGAAGTACCATTGGTATAAAGTAACATTGGTAATCCCTGCGCTAGCCCATCATAATACTTCAAGTTGTCTTGTGCTTTGGTAAAGTCATTTACTTCTGAAGAAAGAACTATAGCACGATATTTATAAAAGTCATGCACATCTATCCATTCTGTATTCTTATATCCCGCTTTCTTTCTAAGCCATTCTAACTTGGGACTTGAATCAGTTTGTTTAGTAACCGTAACATTCGGAATAGATAAAGAAGTAAGTTTGTGCCAGTTTCCATAAGGCGCTAATAATGGTCCAGTTCTATCTGTTATAGGTCCATCCTCAATCCACGTACCATTATGTGTATATATTGTATTCGGATTTAGCTTCCGTGCATATTCATAAAGCACTGGCCTACATGCAAATACAATCCGTGCATTTGCTATAACTTCATCAAAGTCATTCCAGAAGTCAGAATAGTATAAGATATAGTCTTTCTTTACGGGATAGTGTGGCGTGGCTATAACATCTGCTTTAGAAATATCATAAGTCACGTCATAAATACCTGCACGGATAAGACTATATCTTCTATACCACGGCTCATTATCATTCTTGGGTCTGGGTAAATATAGCAATAACTTGCTCATCTAGTTTGTTCCTATATTCTGTGAAGCCATCCTCTTCATTTACTTGGGCAATAGTAAAGGATAAATCTTTATACTTCTCTTTATCTTCGTCAGATAATTTATCGTAAAGTTCTTTTTCTTCATCTGACATTGAATTTATAAAATCATCTGATGAAACGTTTTCGTCTAAGAATTTCTGAGCTTCTTCTATTGATTTTGGTTCTCCAATAAATGCAATACCTATCATAATATTTTCATCATCCTTTTATTTATGTACAATATAACAACTACCGCCTTTTACCATAGGTAAACACATAGACGGAACAACATAGCTTGCATAAACGCCGCTACCACTATAACTGCTGTGGTAATGCCACGTTGACATAATTGGTGTATAACTACAATTGCCTACTGAACCAGAACATGAATAAGGCCACATACCATAGTTTGCAAAAGTTCCTGATGAAGTATAGCTGTTATAAGCGCTATAGTAGTTTGGAGCAGCAACACAGAAATTCATGTATGGACTGGTTTGAGTAATACATCTGCTTCTGTTTGTGAATATGTTGGTACAACATAAATTACTAAGGTAAGATGGCGTTTCCCAACAATCAGTGTCAAAGCATGCTAATGGGCAGTTTGTCATAAGTATAGTACCAGCTGGAAGCTTATCTATATCATGGTCATAGCACGCCATATTTATTTCAAGTATAGGTAATCCAAAACCAACACTACATCCCTTAGCTACTGCAGACAACGTAGAGTTGCTGATATACTGCCAGTGAGTGTTAGTTCCACCATAAGTCTCTCTGATACAAAACAAAGCAGCATTACAGGGTCCTACAGCAAAGCTACTAAATGTAGTATACGAAGCCTCACCAGAACTTCCGTTGCTACTTGTAACACTAGAAGTATTCC